CGTTCTTCGGCTCGCGCTTCGTTGATTTTGTTGGTGAGCTCAAGCACTCTCGCCGCCGACTGAGCAATGAACTCTTGCCCCATGGCGGCGTCGTTGCTGCCTGAGTTGTATGCCTCAATGTCTTGGCGAAGCAGCTGAAAAGAGTCGATCAACTCTTGCGGGATCGCATCGACGCTGCCGATGTCGGCCGCCAGCTGCTTGAACGCGGAGCCTGCCTTCTCCACGACGCCCTGAATCAGCGTCTGGTCGGTCACGTCCGCAGGGACCTTGAACGCAGTTTCAATCGTCTTGCCGAACTCCTCGGCATCGACGGTCGCCTTTTTGAAGGCTGCCGCCATCTCCTCCATCTGCTGCTTGGGGGCTTCGACGGACGCGGCCACCTCTTCGTTGGCCTGCTTGCCTTTCAACGCGTACTCAAGTGCAGCCGCACCAACGGCACCCAAGAGCACAACCAAGAGGCCGATGCCCGTGGAGGCGAGCAGTCCACGGATCGCCGTGGTCAGGGCAGCGGTCGCACCTGCTGCGGTAAATGCACCTGCCGAGTACAGGCCATACGCCACGGCGGCTGTGCTCGCACCCACCGCGGCACCGGTCAGGTTGTCGACGATCAGCCCGAGCGTGCTTGCAACCACAGGCAGCACCAACTCTGCCAACGGCACAAGGATCGCTGCCATGAGCTTGAACGCTGCGGCAGCCGCTTCGACCGTACCTTTGAGTACGTTGAAATACCGGGACACCTGGCCAAGCAACTCTCTGGCGTCCAGCGTCCCGAGGAATGTAGATGCACTGTCCGCAGCATCCCTCAATGCCGGTGCGAACTCAGCCACGACGCGATTCGTGAGCCCGCGGAACGCAGCCGAAACCTTAGCGATTGAGTCGTCGAGGGCAGCAAGGTTGCTCACCTGGTCCTGCGAGAGCACCGTGCCGAGCCGCTCGGCCTCTTCTCGCATCTGCTGTAAGAATCCTGCCCCCTCTTGGAACACGGGCACCAGGTCAATGCCGCTCTTGCCGAACAGGCTCACCGCCGCGGCCGCCTGCTGGGCAGGGTTTGGCAGTTCCGCGATGGCAGCGGCCACCTTCTCGAATGCCACCTGTGGCGAGAGCCCGGCGAGCTCGGTGACCGACAGCCCCAGGTCGGTGAATGACTTGATCGCCGCGGCGTTGCCGGTCTGGGCCTCGCCGAGGTTCACGGTCAGTTTTTGAATGCCTCGCCCGAACGTCTCGAGGCCAACGCCAGACTGATCGGCCGCGAACTGGTAGGCCTGCAGGGCAGACGCAGAGACACCGGTACGCTTCGACAGGTCGTCGACAGCAGCAACAGCGGAAGCCGAGCCGACGACAAGCGACTGAAACGAACCGGCCGCGGTCGTGATCGCAGAGACAAACACGCGCGAAATCTCAATCGTCTTGAGCACGCCGAGGTCGGCCGCGGCACGCTTGCCGGCGTTGCCCATGGAGTCGAGCTTGGCATTCACGTCGCGCACGGATGCAGCCAGCGACGCGGTGTTCGCTGAAATCTGCATTGCCAGTGAAAGTGCCGTGCTCATCCGAGGTCAGCCTGTAGCCGTTTCAGTGCGTCGAGATCCTGCGTCCTGTGTCGGGGTACGTGATCGTCAAGGCCGATGAGCTTCTTGGGATCCGGTGCCGTCTTGCTGTGCGGTGCGAGGATCGCCGCGGCCAGTAGTCCTGTCTGCAGCCAGTGGTCTCCAACCCGCTCAAAAAAACGATCCAGTGCAATCCACTCCGAGAACTCCGCAGAATCCATCCGGTCGAGCAGTTCCGCGTGGGTGCAGTGCAGGTGCCCGGCCAAGCGGAACGCGAAACGCCGCTCTGGCCGGGCGTTCAGTTTCCCGCCAGTTCCTTGATGTCGGCCTCCGTCATGCGGTTGTGCCGCAGGGCCTGGTCGAAGAGCCGAGAGAACGCAGTGCTGTCGAGCCCCTTGAGCGTCTCCACGCCTTCGCGGCCAGGAAACAGCAGCGTGCCCTCGGCATCGCACAAGCACCGAGACAGGTACTCGCTTCGCCAGTCCTCGGGGAGCTTGCCGCCAGCGTCCATGGCAGCCTTCTCGTAGCTGTCGCGGTCGCGGAGCGACATCGTGCGGATGCAGACTTCGCCGAGGCCCGGCACCTCGAGCGTCTTGATGTTCGGCTTGCAGGCGGCTTTGATCTGGTCGGCTGTCAGCGGCATGGATCACCCGTCGAGGAGGTTGAAGGTCACGGTGTAACGAGTCACGCCGTTGACCTCGGGAGTCATCACGAACCCCTCGTAGACTGCATAGCTCGTCAAGTTCACGCCGCCGCCTGAGATCACCAGTTGCTTCCGCAAGCCGTACTCGGCGGCCGAGATGTTGGCCGAGCCGAGGCACTCGACCGTGACCGCACCGGCTTGGTCGGTCCAGACGACAGACCGGCCGCGACTCGCTCCACCGGCGTAGGTGACCGGCACGCCCACGACCTCGGTGAACGCGACGCCACCCCAGGTGACGGAGATGCCTGTCGAGTAGGTGGCCACGGGAGCCTCCCGTGGGTCAGACGCGGGCGATTCGGATAGTGGCCGAACCCTTGATCACGTCGTTGGTGGCGAGCGTGATGCTCGAGGTCCGCACCGTGCCGGCGGCAGCGATGGAAAGCCCGCCGGTGATCGTCAGCGTGCCGGTCGTCTTGTCGGCCAGCGGCGTCTTGCCGATCCAGTCGAAGGTGATCTCACGGCCGGTGTCCGTCGCGGATCCCGAGAGCGGGCGCGACTGCGAGAGCACCTCGGCACCGGTCGTCAGACCGAGGTGCGAGATGTCGATGGTGTCGTCGGCACCGGGGTCGGTGAGGTTGTAGACGATGTTGGTGACGACGTAGGCGTTCGACGCTGCGGTGTTCGGAAACTTGAGCGTCGTGCCGCTGGAATCATGAGGAGTGTCGGCCATGGGTTAGGTCTCCTGCCACAAGATTTCGTAGGACTGACGGACCACGTAGGTGTCTGGCATCGGCCCGCCAGCGAGGTTCGCGAGCTCGTCCGACTCGTCGTCCAGCGAGGTTTGGCGAACAGTCGTATTGTCAGCGGTCCCGCCGTAGCCATCCAGAACCGCCCGCATCGCGTCGGCAATGGTCCTGGCAGCCTCGTAGGTCGCCGCGTAGACGCTGTACTCCACGGTGGTAATCGGCACGCCCATCGGTGCCGCCAGCGCCTGCTCACGCCTGGCCGCGGTGCGTCGCCACAGGACGAACGGCAGCGGTGTCTCTGGGCTCGACATCAGCGGGTAGATCCGTGACGCGATCAGGCCCGACACGGTGGCGTCGGCAACCAGGGCGGCACGGAGGACAGCTTCGGGGGCCTTGAGCGGCACAGGAGGCCTCAGAACGGGGTTGCGGGGTTGGCCGAGGCCTTGCGGGGGAACTTGTCCGCAAGGTCTTTGAGGGCGTTATTGAGGGCCAGCGTCATGTTGATGGGCATCTGGGCACGCATCTCGGGCAGCGACTGCTGGTAGGCCGTCTTCACCGGTGGCTGGCCGAGCTTGCCGCCAATCGGCATCGAGCCGAGGTACACGCCCTGGCCGCGGGGGGCACGCTTGAAGAACGCCCGCGGGTAGCTCGGGCTCGTCTGCACCCGGGCGAGACCCTTGAACTTGCCGCGAGTGGCAATCGGCTTGATCTTGAACGGCCCAAACCGGATGAACGACGAGGCAATCGGTCCCTTCGTGCGGCGGTCCTTGGTGCCGAACTCAAGGAACCCCATGTGGTAGCCAAGATTTCTGCCGATCCGAACTGTGCCCTTGCTGGCGTAGGCAGAGGTCTTGCCGCCAGAGGCTGCAATGAAGCCCACAAGGCCAACAGCGTTGCCCTGCTTGTACGTCTTCACCTTGGAGGTGATCGCCCGCCTGAGGTTGCCTGTGGGGCCCTTGGGCGTGGTCTTCCGCAGGGCCGACAATCCCGGCTTGATGCTCTGGCGGATTGCCGAGCCCATGTATTTGCGGGCGAGGCTCGGCCGCAGGTCTTTGAAAGCTGCCTTGAGCCGCTCGAGCTCAGGGAAGCGGACCTCCATGGATACGTTCGGCTTAGCCATCCCGGCTCTCCTGGCAGATGGCTTCGTGCTCGCTGCGGTTGCCGTGCTCGAGCAGGGAGACGATCTCCAGCGTGCGGCCACGCCAACTGAACCGCATGTTCTGGTCGAGGCCCGACAGGTACCGCAATCGCACCTTGTGCGTCAGCGTCACGTCTGACTGGCCGGCAGCGAGGGCCTCGCGGGCCGACACTCCCTCGACACTCGCCCAGACCGACGAGCTGTTCGCCCACGTCAGGACGGTCTCGCCCAGCGTGTTGGTGGCACCGGAGGCCACCTGCACGGTCACACGCTCGCGGAGACGGCCTGGGTCGATCATCGGTAGTCGCCCCACTTGATCGAGTCGAGCATCGACGAAACGCCAAACGGCACCGCCGTGGCAGCCACCTGGTCGGCCGCCAGGCGGCGTTCGTACCAGTAGGCCACGAGCATGAGGATTGCCGACCGAACGACCTTCGGCACCTTGGTGCCGTCTTCGCCGTATCCGCCCCACCACGTGACCGAAATGCTGTTGCGGTCGAGGAGGTGCGACGGCCACGTGCCTGCGTAGACGGTGCGGATCACGCCCGGCTCCGAGGTACGATCCACCCGGTATTCCGAGGTGGCGAGCGTCGCGGTGCCGCCGGTCTCCATGGCGTAGGTAATCGTCGTCGCCGTGTTGCCAGAAGCCACCGCCACCGGTGGCCGAGGAAGTTCAATTTCCCAAGGGAACGTGTCGAATGTCATCGTCCACTGCGTGTGCACGAAGGTCCGCTGGGTGTAGTTCTCGCACCACTCGCGGGCCGCAGTGATCAGTGCCAGGATCTGGTCGTCGTCGGACTCGGTGTCGACACGCAGGTGCGTCTTCGCGTCAGACAGGCTGACCGGCTCGACGACGGGCTGGGCAGCTCGTTTCAGGCTTCTGTATCTCACCGCATTCTCCTGCGTCGTGGCGTTCTGTCGGCCGTCTCGACCACCGGTTCGACCGCTGCCGTCTCGATGGCCTGCGGGGCAGCAACTGGTGCCGCAACGCCGCGGCGGATCCAGGCGTCTGCCACGCCACCGCCTACGGTCACCAGCTGGCCGCGAACGTACTGCTGGAAACCCTTCGTGATTCGTACCGTCGTGGGCATCACGCCCTCCAGATGTTGTCGGGCTTGATGCCCTTGCCGCAGAAGTCGGTCGTGTACTGGTAGACCGGCTGTGAGAGATCCTTGCCGGGGTAGGTGATCACGTATTCGCCGTGGCCGATTACTACGCGAGGGCTGACAAAGCAACGGTTGCCGCTCGCCTTCCACTGCTTCCAGAAGTAGATGTCGTCATCGACTCGGCCATCCCCCCAGCTGCCCTTGGGATCCGGCGTCGACCAGAACCACGGCTTGATGCATCGCTTGAGGGCTCGCGTGGAAATGACCGTGCAGCCGAAGTGTGCCGCGTCCACCTGCTGCACAGGCTCAGCAAACCACTCGCGGGGCACGTGGTTGGTGCCGTCTGCCGGCGGATCGTCAAGCGTCCCGAGCATGGTGAACATCGGCCGACCGTCTTCCCGCTTCGTCTGGATCGGAGCGAGTGCATCACACCCGAACGTCATGGCCAGGGCGAAGAGATGCTCGATGTCTTCCTTCAGCACGAACGAGTCGTAGTCGAGGGTCAGGATGTATTCGTAGTCGTCGAGCACCTGTTCGAAGATGCGGGTGTTGACTTGGCTCCAGAACGCACCGGTGCCCATCGTCGGCTCAATGCCGAGCGGCATCAGTGCCTTCCACCAGCCGAAATGGTTGCTGGTGAACGACAGCCGCGGCATCGACAAAACGGCGTGCACCCGGATGTCGACCGATGTATCCCCGACTTTGATCAGCATCCTGCCTCCGCAAACGCGAAACGGGCGACGGGGGCTACCCGCCGCCCGCTTGGGCGTAACTGTGGCAAGAGCGTCAAGCTCAGCCGACGACGGCGACAGAGGCACCCTTTTCGGTGGCCGTGTCCGGGCCGTCCTCGGGCTTGCCGAGACGCGCGACGGAGTAGACCGAGCCGGTGGCGTTGCCGGTGGCAACGACCTTCAGGTACCGCTTCTTCCCGCGGAGGTCGACATCGAACCGAACCACCACGTCGGAAGTCGTGTTGGCCGGCGTGGGGATCGTGAACGAGGTGCCGCCCACGTAGCCGCTGAGGTCCGAGTAGCTCGAGGTGCTGTCTCCGTGTTGGAGCTTGAGCACCAGGGCCACGGCCGAGTTGGTGCCAGCCGCGGCGACCTTTTCGAACGCCACGTCGATGCTCGCCACCTTGAAACCGAGCGTGTCGATTTCCATGGAGTGGGTTGCCGACGAGGTGATGTCGTCCGACAGGCTCGCAACCGTCTTGGTGTTCTCGAGGCGATTCATGACAGGGTCTCCGTCAGGTCGTGTCAGGGAGGTTAAGCGACGCCGTCAGACGATCAGGCACCCTTGATCGCAACGATTGGCCCGGCCACGGACGAATCGCCGACCGAGTGCCACACCATCGTGCCGCGGGCGACACCGGTGAACAGCGTCTGGTCGAACTCGACGTAACGCTCGGTGCTGACGCGGGTGGCGAACTGGCTGCGGAGCCCGAACATCCCAGCGAGATCCGGCCGACCGAAGTAGGCGATGATCTCGTTGGTGAAGTCGGTATCGGTCCCGTGCGTCTGGTCGGTGATCTCGACCGGGAACCCGGCGAACTGGAGGCCCGTGCCACCCTCGACCGACACCCGGCCGCCAGCGGCCATGTCGAGCCGCTGCATGGCGAGAGCGAACCCGACGCTGGAGATGTACCAGCGGGCACCGTTGAGGGCGTAGCGGGGGAGCTTGCCGAGGGCACCGAGGAAGTCGGCGGCGACGAGCTCCTCCCACGTGTCGCGGCCTGCGCCGGTCGTGTGGACGGAGGCCGAGCCGATCTTGTTCTTGAGGCCGTACACCCCGCCGTAGGTGCTCGTGCCGTCGCCGGCCACCGCAGCGGCCTCGAGCTTGGCAGAGATCGCCGTGGCGAACTCTTCGGTGATGAAATCGCCGAGGGCGATTGCCGAGTCGGCCAGCACCTCGTTCGACACCTTCGTGCCGACCGTGAGCTTGCTTGCGACCAGCTGAACCTGGTTCACGGCCGGATCGCTCGTGCTGATCTCGGAGTTCTCGCCGGTCCAGTTGGCCGTGACACCCGAGACTCGCTTCGGGAAAATCACGGTGTCGCTGCCCATCGGCACCTGCTGCATGCCGCTGGCCCAGACCGAGTAGACATCGACCAGGCGGATGAGGTTGGCCACCATCACGTCAGGGACGAGGGCACCGCCAGCCGAGTTGCTCGACTCGGACATGGTCCGCACCTCGACGCCGTGATCGTCGCACCACTGGCGAGCGTGGGCATCGTTGCAGTAGCTGGCCTTGATCCACTGCCCGACCGTGTGGGCCTCTTCCTGGCTCTTGAACGCCCGGAGCTTGCCGCGGAACGGCACGGCCTCGACGCGGGCCCGCTCGACCTTCGCGGCCGAGGGAGCCGGGGTGCAGCGGTCGACCACGCTGCGGAGATTCTTCTGCGACTCGGCGACGGCCTGCTCGAAAGAGAGCTTCTTGGTCACGTCGTCGGCCCGACGCATCAGTCCCTCGAGCTCGAGGTCGCGAGCCGCAACCGCGTCGGCATCGACGCACTCCATGGCACGGACAGCCTCGATCCGGTTGCTGGTTTCAGCGGCCTCGTCGGTCAGCTTCTTGATCACGTCCATGGTCGGTATCTCCAGGGATGCGGCGGCACGCCGCGTGTCGATGCCCGGAGACTAGGACCGGCCAGCGGGACCCTTGAAGAAACGGAGAGCCGAATGTGTTGTGCGGACAACGCACCGCCCTCTGGCCCCGCAGCGTGGGCATCGCACGTACCGCAGCTGCTCAGCGCCACACGCCCGGCTGGAGCGTGTCCGCATCGTCTCGCCGCACTGGCACCGCGGTCGGTCAGCCACGCATGGCACTCCTGAGTCGAAGGAGAGCGGCCACCGCACCCTCGACAGCCGTGGATCGCTTCACGACAGGGGACGCAACAGGGGCTGGCTCTTGGGCAGCCAGCCACGCCTGGTACGACCGCATGGCCACGCTGGCAGTGGTTGAGGGGTACGCGGGCACAAGCACCGGTCCCACGTCGTACAGGCCCGACACCTCGCGGATCTGCCGCACGGCACCGCCCTTGTCGTCGGTAACGAACTGCTCGCCTCGGGTGTCGACCGTGAACGCGAACGACGAGCCGCGCACGTCGCGCCGCTGGATCAGCTCGAGCACGTCGGCCCGGCTGACCGGTGGCGTGACGACGTACCGCAGGCCTTTGTCATCGCTGGAAAGCTCCAGCGTGCCGCTTGATGCCCGGCCCAGCACAATGTTGGAGTCGTGGTTGAACAGCGCTACAACGTCCTGGCGGCCCCGCTCGCGGCCGAGGATCCGGTCAAAGGCTCCCGGCAGGATCATCTCCCGAAAGCCGCCCAGATCGAGCGAGAGACGGTTGTAGACCGCAGCGTAGCCGACGATGGCGGCACGCCCATCGGCCCGCGTCTCGATCTGCAGATCGTCGTCGGCCTCTACGGCCAGGTCGCGGCGTTCGATGTCCATGGTCATGCCCCTTTGATGAATTGCGGCGAGTCGTCCACCCACACGTCGACCTTCACGCCAGCCTCTTCGGCAGCCTGTTCCTTAAGCCGCTCGGGTCCGACGAGCAGAACCTGCGAGAACGCCGCGGCGTAGTCGCCAAGCGTCTCCACGACCTCCTGCCGATCCGACTCGGGTCGGCGCGAGATCATCACCACCTGATTGCCGTTGTCCGCAGCGTTCTTGGCAAACGCTCCCCACAGCTTTGGATCGGCCGCGAAGGTGCGGTCAAAGTCGATGCTGATGGTGAGCGACCGCGACTCGTTCTCGCCCTGGTCCTCGATGTCGTCGGCCGGCGACGACTCGACCTCGGAGACCAGCTGCACGGCAGGCTCTGGCATCGGCGGCTGTTCGGCAGGCCCGGCGTTGGCGGCTTCGACCGTCTGCATGTTCAGCGGCACAAGCCGCAGCTTGCCGGCGTCTGCTGGCAGCGGAGTCATGCCGAGGTAGGCACGCGCCTCGTCGATGTCGTACACGCCGCGGTCGAGCATCGCCGTCACGAAAGCCGACTGCGCCGCAGAATCGCCACGCAGCAGACCGTTGACGTTGTGCTCAGCGAAGAAACGCTCGTCGTCTGCGATGAGGTCGCGGGAGATCGCGGCCTCCCACCGCCGCAGGTGCGGAAGCAGGCAGTGCTGCACGAACTCCGTACCCTGCACCTCTATGTTGGAAAAGGTGCTGCGGGTCAGGTCTTGGATCATGTGCGGGGGCATGCGGAACGCCCGGCAGATCTCGATCACCTGGTACTGCCTAGTCTCGAGGTACTGGGCCGCTTCGTTGCTGCCGCTGAGCTCTTTGGCCTTTACGCCGTTGGGAAGCACCGCTGTGCGGAAAGCCCGGTCGGCACCGCGGTGCATCCGCTCCCAAGCATCGCGGAGATTCGACGCGGCCTCTGGCGGGATGGGGTTGTCGGACTCAAGCACCACGCCCGGCCGGGCACCGTTGCCGAAGTAGCTCGAGCCGTGTTGCTCGAGGGCCCTGGCCAGGCCGATGGCATCGCGGCACACGGTCGTCGGCACGATCCCGTTGATGCCGTCAAGCGACAGAAACCGCAGGTGGAAGATCTGGTCCTGGCGGTAGATCGTCTCGCGGCCGTAGCCGTCAGGCTCCCGGTAGCGGTACCGCAGCGAGCCGTTCTCTAGACGTTCCACGACCATGTTTGCAGGGTGCAGCGGCCGTAGCTCGGCGACAGCACCGACGCGAGAGTTGCCGATGATCTCCGCGAAGGACTGCCCGTACATGAGGTACAGGGCAGTCATCTGCTCGCGGAACTCCAGAGCCGTCTGCCAGCCGTTGGGCTGCGTGTGCAGGAGCCGGTACAGCTGGCTCGACTCCGCACGCACCCGGTCGTTGCCCTGCCGTTCGAACAGGTGCAGCGGCAGGCTCGCCACGCTCTCGGAGATCACGCGAACGCAGGCCAGGAACGCCGAGCACTGCATCGCCGTCTCGGGCGTGACGCGGATGCCAGCAGGCGTCTTTGTGTCGGGGTACCAGTCGATGCCGCGGAGATCGATCATCCGCCAATCACGCGACTCTGACGCTGTGCTGATGTCGGTGTGGCTCATAGGATGATCATGTCCCAGTTTTGTTCAGCGGGCCTGGCCGTGTTTGCCGCGTGCAACCCGAGGCCCATGACCAGGGCTACGATGCCGTCGATCCGCTCTGTGCTCTTTGCCTTGCTGGGCTTGATGTTCTGCTGGTGGTCGCTCTGCACGGCCACGTTCGATGCCATCCAATCCATCACCGGGCTCTGGCAACGGATCCGCTCCGACAGCACGAGGTTCTCGAACTGCTTGGCGGGGCTCGACATTGAGCCGTAGCCCTGCCCAAAACCTACGATTTGCAGGCCATCCCCTTGAAGTTGGCTGGCTAGCTGCGTGGCGTTCCAGCGGTCGATGGCGATCTGCCGAATGTTGAACTTCTGCGACAGTTCGACGATGTCTCGGCGGATCACGTCGTAGTCAGTGACGTTGCCATCCGTGGCACGAATGTGGCCGTTGCGGATCCACCCGAGGTAGTCAATCTTGTCCCTGGTGGCCCGCTCCGCAGCGTTGGCCTGTGGCACCCAGAAATACGGCATGACATCAAAGGTGCCGTCTTCGTCCTGGCTGACCATGACGAACGCCGAAAGGTCGTAGGTAGTAGCCAGATCGAGCCCGGCAAACCACTCCCTTTTCTCAAGGCCCGGCCTAAGCGGTTGCGAGCATTTCGCCCACGCACCGGGCGAGATCCAGCGGACATCAGACGTGGTCCAGACGTTGAGCCGGTACCGAAGGAACGAATTGAGCTTGGACGGGCTTGCCTCGGCCTCGCGGGCATCGGCCGCGAAAGACTCGACCGTGATCGTCTCGCCAAGGCTCGGGTTGGCTTGGTGCCAGACTCGCTCCTCCTTCCACGTGCCGTCCGATCCGCACTCAGCAGGTGCTGCGTAGATGCAGCCAAAGAACGCTGGATCGGTGGCCGGATCCGCGATGCAACGCTCGGCGTAGGCGTGCTGCTCCCAGCAAATGCTCTTGCGGTCGTATCCGGCGGTGGTGATCGACAGCAGGAGCGGTTGCCGGCGAGCCGCCCCGCCGTAGCGGAGGGCATCCCACAACCGCCGATCACGCTGAGCGTGGAGCTCGTCGAACAGCAGCGCGTGGATGTTGAGCCCTTCCGCACGGAACGCATCGGCCGACAGCACTCGGTAGAACGAGTTGCTGGCCTTGTGCACGATGGTCTTGCGGCTGTCGATCACCTCGAGGTGCTTGGACAGGGCAGGGGAGGCACGCACCATCGATGCGGCCTCGCGGTAGATGATGCCAGCTTGCTCGCGGTCGCAGGCGGCACCGTACACCTCGGCCCCTGGTTCGGAGTCGAACATCGTCATGTACAGGGCTATACCAGCCAGGGTTGTCGACTTGCCCTGCTTCTTCGGCAGTTCGATGTACCCGACGCGATGCTGTCGCGTGCCGTCCGGGTTGATGCGGCCGAAGAGCTCACGCATTACGTGATGCTGCCAGGGCAGAAGAGTGAACGGCTTGCCAGCGTTCTGCCCCTTGCTGTGTCGCAGGATCTTTTCGAAGAACGCGACCACACGCTGGTACTTGCCCGCACCTTCAGGGGTGAGATCAGGCACCGTGGAGCTTAAAGAACTCTTCGACTTCGTCTGTTGGCTTCGTCTCTTTGCCACCAATGCGTGCTCGTGAAGATGGTGTCAGCCCAAACTCGTTCATTAGCGAGGCCTGCAGGCTCACTAATCCGCGGTACAACGGGCCGGCAGGGTTCGGTTTGATCACCCCGTTCTCGGCGTGGATCACAGGCCCGGATGCACGGAGCTCGAGCAAGGCCGCTTGCCCCGCAGCAAACACTTCACACAACGTGGCAAGCGCCTCGCCGTCTGACACCGTGAGCGTGCCGAGGGCCTGGAGGATCGGAACGAACTCGTGCCACTTGGCAACAGCCACCGGCTCGGTCAGCAGCCTGGCTGGCATCTGCGGAATGCCGGGCGGCGACGGCAGGTCCGGGCGGATCTTGCGTTTGCCCTTGTTGCCGAGCAGTTTTTTGACGGCGGCTGGCTGTTTAGGTCGGCCGGTACGCGGCATCGGCAACTCCTCGCGGACTTCTGCGGCCGCACACGCCCACAATACGACAGGGCTCTT